AACTTCCCACCACTTAATCCCCACCCGGATGATCCACACTCATTAATCATGTACCGCTCCGGCCAACGTTCTGTGGTCGAGTGGATTCAACACCAACTCAACGAAGAGAACAATGGCTAAGAAAAACAATCCAGCTCCAGCAAAGGTACAGACCAATGCTGGTGTCAATCCAATGGGTAGCCCAAAGGCATCAACACTAAGTCAAGGTCTAAAGATTGCTGGCACTGGCGGTATCACTAAGCAAGAACTTAAGACTATCACTGAGGCAAGTGGTAAGTCAGGCGGTCAAGTTATCCAACGACTGGATAAGCTCAACCAGAATCTTAAAGCAAAAGATCAGACAGGTATTAACCTCAATTCTGGTGCTGCTAATATGCTCATCAAGGAGTCCGGCCCAGCTTATGGTGGTTTCTACGGGCTAACCCAAAAGCCTACCTTTGGTACTGGTAGGATTGGTCAAGCATTAGAAGGTATGCGTGGTACTCGCGCAAGTGGCGGTTACCAAAACCCTCAAAGTGGTTATGGTTCAGTGACTCCTGGCACGGATCGTAGGTTCATGATGGGTGGTACAGCTATCCGACCTGGTGGACGTGAAACAGTTCGCGGATTTGGTAAGCAATACGAAGGCATGATGCCAGTATCCAATACTACTACTGGATCTACAGTGCCTACTACAACTCCTACTACAACTCCTACTACAATTCCTACAGATGTATCTCCCGTAGACACTGGACTTCCAGAAGAAAGTACACCTGACGTCAATATCAATATGGATTCGCTGGGCTCCAGTTTGGCCAACTGGGCTTCTGGATTTAAGACTGCACGTAGCAGCCGCCAACGTGCTGGCCGTAAGGCTCAAGGTCTTGGACAACAACGTGTATCTCCAACTGGTTCATTCCGAGGTAGTGTAGGTTAATTCAAATGTCAGCTAAAACAAGATACGATTATCTAAGTAAGTATCGTTCCACGTTTCTAGACACAGCTGTACAGTGCTCTCAGTTGACTCTGCCTACTCTTATCCAACAAGATGATGATGTAGGACGTTCAACTAATCTTAGGTTGACTACACCGTGGCAAAGTGTTGGCGCTAAGGGGGTTGTGACTCTAGCTTCTAAGTTGATGCTAGCTCTCCTTCCTCCTCAGACCAGCTTCTTTAAGCTGCAGATCGATGATTCAAAGATCGGTGTAGATCTTCCAGCAGAAGCACGATCAGACCTTGATATCTCTTTCGCTAAGATGGAGAGGTCTGTCATGGAAATCATAGCAGCATCTAGTGATCGCGTTACCGTACACCAAGCTCTTAAGCACCTGGTGGTTGGTGGTAATGCTCTCATCTACATGGGTCCTAAGGGGCTGAAGCTATATCCATTGAACCGCTATGTTGTAGATAGAGATGGTAACGGTGAAATCCTAGAGATCGTTACTCGTGAAAGAATTAGTCGTAAACTTCTGGCACCTATCCTTACTGCCAGCCTCCCTGTTAACTCACCTGGTGAGGACGGAGCTGATAACGATGAGGATGTAGATGTTTACACGCATGTAAGACGAGACAACAACCGTCTTGTCTGGCACCAGGAAGTCTTCGATAAGATCATTCCTGGCTCTCAGGGTAAAGCACCATTGGATGCTAACCCTTGGTTAGTCCTTAGGTTCAACGTTGTAGATGGTGAATCTTTTGGACGTGGTAGAGTGGAGGAGTTCCTTGGAGATCTCCGTTCACTTGAAGCTCTTATGCAAGCTCTCGTAGAGGGCTCTGCAGTGGCCGCTAAGGTGGTCTTTACCGTATCCCCGTCTAGTACTACTAAGCCGCAGACACTCTCTGCTGCGGGGAACGGAGCCATCATTCAGGGGCGTCCCGATGACATCTCTGTTGTACAAGTTGGCAAGACAGCCGACTTCAAGACTGCTATGGAGATGGCTAGTGTACTAGAGCGTAGGTTGAGTGAAGCATTCCTCATCCTTAATGTACGCAACAGCGAACGCACTACTGCTGAAGAAGTACGCATGACTCAGATGGAGCTAGAGCAACAACTTGGCGGCCTATTCTCGCTGCTGACTGTTGAGTTCCTAGTACCTTATCTGAACCGTAAGCTTTCTGTACTACAGAAGACACAAGAGATCCCACGTATCCCTAAGGATCTTGTGCGTCCTACTATTGTTGCTGGTATCAACGCACTCGGTAGAGGACAGGATAGGGAGTCACTAACTCAGTTCTTCACTGTCATTGCTCAGACACTAGGACCTGAAACACTTGGCACTTACCTTAATGTAGATGAAGCAGTTAAGCGTCTTGCTGCTGCTCAAGGTATTGATGTACTGAACCTTGTTAAGTCCATGAGTCAAGTACAACAAGAACAAGCTCAGGCACAAGAGCAAGCTATGCAAATGGAGCAACTTAAGCAAGCACCTAACATGGCTAAAGCTCCACTGATGGATCCTTCAAAGAATCCTGAACTATTAAATGGTTTAAATGGACAAACAGACACCAACGAGATCCCAGAGATCGAACAAGAAGCAAACATCCCCGGAGGAAGTCCCTTCGGTTGACACAGTTGATGATCAAACCAATCAAGAAAACGCTCCTTACATGAAGCGTACCAAGATTGGTGAACCCACCATCGGTCGTTCCCCCGATTTTGTCAAGACAGTAGGTCTTGGAAATCTAACCGTTATCACAGCAAATGGCAAACGAAATTACACTTAATCCATCCGAGATTGCAGAGGGTGAATTCTCTGCTGAAGAACTTGATTCCCTGGAAGTTGGTGAACGTCTAGCAGAACAAGAGCAACAGCTGTTGGCTGGTAAGTACAAGTCAGCAGAGGATCTAGAACGTGGCTACCTGGAGCTACAGAAACGCCTTAGTGGTAAGGAGGAGACTGAGGTAGAGGCACAACAAGAACCTCAGGAAGAGTCACCTAATGAAGAGGAAGGTAGTCTTTATGAAACAATCATGGAGTCATACCGTACTGGTGAATGGGATCCTGAAGTTGTGAATGCAGTTGAGAATATGAATCCTGTTGATGTTGCTAATATGTTCCTAGAGAACCAGCAAACTCAACAGCAGTCTGCTTTTCAAGCTACAGAATCTGACATCGAACAGATCCAACAAGCAGTTGGTGGTTCTGATGAATACCAAAGCATGATTCAATGGGCAGGTCAGAACCTGTCTGAACAAGAGGTAGCTATGTACGATGCAGTGATGGATCGTGGTGATCCTCTTGCTATGTTCTTTGCTGCTCAGGCTCTCAACGCACGCTACCAGGATGCTGTTGGATATGATGGGGAGATGCTGACTGGTAGTGCTCCACGTAATGCCAACGATGCCTTCCGTTCCCAAGCTGAGTTAGTTGCAGCGATGAGTGATCCTCGCTACGATAAGGATCCTGCTTATCGTGCTGATGTAGCAGACAAGCTTGAACGATCCAACATTCAATTTTAATGAACGACACTAACATCTTCGCTAAAGAACCCACCATGTACACTGACGAATCCTACACTGTGCCCCACAATGAGCGTGCTGAACTCCTCAATGGTCGCCTTGCTATGCTTGGCTTCGTGGCTGCTATTGGCGCTTATATCGTAACTGGTCAAATCATTCCTGGAGTATTCTAATGGCTTGTGGTAAGAAAGGGCATAAAGGTGGCGGAAAGAAAAAGTAAGTCCGTTGGCCTAAAGATTGGCACACATAAATCTCGTACTGGTGGACTCACAAAAGCTGGTCGAGAGAAATACAATAGAGAGACAGGCTCTAATCTAAAGGCTCCACAGCCTGAAGGTGGCCCTCGTAAGCGTTCCTTCTGCGCTCGTATGTCTGGCGTGAAGGGACCGATGAAGGATGAGAAGGGTAGACCTACTCGTAAAGCACTAGCCCTTCGTAAATGGAAATGCTAAATGGCTAAACCTGGACTCTACGCAAACATCCATGCTAAGCGTATGCGTATCGCTAAAGGCAGTGATGAGAAGATGCGGAAACCTGGTGCTAAAGGAGCACCTACTGCAGCTCAATTCAAGCGTGCTGCTAAGACTGCTAAAAAGAAGTAACTACCATGCCTAAAGTCGGAAACAAAGAGTATCCTTATACTCCTGCTGGTAAAGCAGCAGCTAAGAAGGCAGCCGCTAAAGCCGGTAAGCCTGTTAAAATGAAGCCCTCTAAGAAGGGTTATTGATCGATAGAGGCTTAGCCCCTAGCGAGTAGTGCTGGGCCTCTTTAATGAGTAGATGGAAATATAAACGTTCCTTGCTATCTTATTATGATTCCTCTTCTAACTACTCTGTCAGTGATTAGCTCTTGGTATGGTCCCGGATTTCATGGGAACCTTACTGCGAGTGGATCACGATACAATCAAAACGGCCTTACTGCAGCGCACAAGACACTCCCCTTTGGTACACGTTTGAAGGTGTGCTTAAAGAGGTGTGCCGTGGTGACGGTCAATGATCGCGGTCCCTACATTCATGGTAGGAGCCTTGATCTCAGTAAAGGTGCGGCTGATGCTATCGGTCTCACTGCCTCTGGAGTTGGACGAGTATCCATTACTCGACTTAACTAATTACACATGACTGCTACACTTGCAGCCCCTCAGTCCCGGACTAATATCTGGGACTCTTATTTGAGCTGGGTAACCAGCACAGACAACCGTCTTTATATCGGTCACTTTGGAGTCCTCATGATTCCAACACTGTTGGCCGCTGCTACATGTTTTATCATTGCATTCATTGCGGCTCCCCCTGTCGATATTGATGGCATCCGAGAGCCCGTTGCTGGGAGTTTAATGTATGGAAACAACATCATATCGGGAGCCGTCGTTCCGAGCAGCAATGCCATCGGACTACACTTCTACCCAATTTGGGAAGCTAATTCACTTGATGAATGGCTCTACAACGGGGGTCCATTCCAACTTACAGTATTCCACTTCCTCATTGGCATCTATGCTTACATGGGACGAGAGTGGGAACTTAGCTATCGACTAGGAATGAGGCCCTGGATTTGTGTCGCATACTCAGCACCCGTTGCAGCAGCATCTGCAGTTTTCCTCATCTACCCGTTTGGCCAAGGTTCTTTTAGCGACGCGATGCCTTTGGGTATTTCAGGGACCTTCAACTATATGTTGGTGTTCCAAGCCGAACATAACATTCTCATGCACCCCTTCCACATGTTGGGTGTCGCTGGGGTTTTCGGTGGGTCGCTATTCAGTGCTATGCACGGTTCGCTTGTTACGTCCTCGCTTGTGCGTGAGACTACTGAAACGGAAAGCCAAAACTATGGTTACAAGTTTGGTCAAGAAGAAGAGACCTACAACATTGTAGCCGCTCATGGTTACTTTGGACGACTTATCTTCCAATATGCATCTTTCAATAATAGCCGTAGTCTTCACTTCTTCCTTGCTGCTTGGCCTGTTGTTGGTATTTGGTTTGCTGCTTTGGGCGTTTCGACCATGGCTTTCAATCTTAATGGTTTCAATTTTAACCAATCTCTTCTCTCGTCTGACGGGAAAGTGATCAACACTTGGGCTGATATCCTTAACCGAGCTGGTCTTGGTTTTGAAGTGATGCATGAACGTAATGCTCACAACTTCCCACTTGACTTAGCTACATACACTGCACCTATCATTGGTTAATTATGGCTGCTGCTACTCCTTTTGATCCGAAGAACTCTTCGGTATCTGCTGTTCAATATGTCACTGCTACCGCTGGTTCTCCTGCGTTTGCTACGGCATACGGTGAGGCTAACCAAACCCTCACTGAGATGAGCCCTAAGGGCACCAAGGTACAAGCTGGTACGCTTGCTGCCT